CAGCTCGACGGGAGATTGCGGCGCTGCCAGCTCGACGGGATATAAGGGCGCTGCCAGCTCGACGGGATATAAGGGCGCTGCCAGCTCGACGGGAGATTGCGGCGCTGCCAGCTCGACGGGATATAAGGGCGCTGCCAGCTCGACGGGAGATTGCGGCGCTGCCAGCTCGACGGGATATAAGGGCGCTGCCAGCTCGACGGGATATAAGGGCGCTGCCAGCTCGACGGGAGATTGCGGCGCTGCCAGCTCGACGGGAGATTGCGGCGCTGCCAGCTCGACGGGATATAAGGGCGCTGCCAGTGCAGAAAACCCGTCCGCCGTGGCGGTGGCGTGGGGCTACAAATCAAAAGCCAAGGGCGTAAAAGGATCACATCTCGTGTTTGCGGACTGGGAAGGGGATGAGTCAGAATATTGGAAACCGGATTCATGGACGCTGAAAGGCGCAAAAATGGTACAGGTAGACGGTGAGTGGATAAAAGAAAATACATGGTATGTTATCGAAAACGGAACAGTAAAGGAGTTGAAGGAATAATGAGCGAATTAAAGAAATGCCCATTTTGCGGCGGCGAGGGCGAATTCCATGTAAATACTACATCTAACCATTTGATAGGAATGGGATGGAGTTTTTCAATTAGATGTAAAAATTGCAAATTGGAATTTCCGAAAATGTATGGATTAATAGTTGAGCTATCAGAAGATGGAGAAATTGTTACGGTTGCAGATGGGAGAGCGGATGCTATAAACGATTGGAATAGGAGGGCTGGCTGTTGAGAGTATATTTATCTGGGGCAATGGCTGGAATCCCGAAAGAGAAATGCAAAGGGCGTTTTGAAAACGTTCGGGTAGAACTGGAATATAAGGGTATGGATGTAATAGACCCATACCTGTTAGATGAGATTCTGCCGGAAGGGCTTACCCGGGAAGAGCTTTTGCAGATTGATTTGGCGTTGCTGGACGTATGCGACACAATTTGCATGTTAAACGGCTGGGAAAATTCGCTTGGCGCAAATATGGAGCTTGGCTATGCGCTGGGGCGCGGGAAAGAACTCATGTACGAAGGGGAGGTGCGGGAGTGAAAGGGAAATATACATGGACGGAGAATGCTGACGATGAAACATGGATGCATGACAGATTTGACGCTATAGAGGATTGCATCAAAGATGCGATAGAAAATTATGAGAAAAAGCCGGGAGACACTATCGCCGTTGGCATATGCGAGGATTACACGCCACATCTGGATGCTGGCAGCGCGCTTGACAGGGTGGCAGAAGATGCATATGAGGTGTGCGGCGAGGTTGCGGAAGACTGGCCGTATTTTGAACGAGGAAAGGGCTATGCGGATGTTGATAAACTGCAAGAGAAGATTGACAAGGTTTTCATGAAATGGCTGGAAGAAACAAAGCAAGTGCCGGGATTTTACCACATAATTCCGCTTGCGGATTTGGTAACGATTGGCGGTGCATAATGAAAAAATTAAAAGTATGTTGGACATCGGCAGGAATATCATCTTTTATGGCGGGATACCTAACAAACGATGTTGATGAATGGATTTACATAAGTAATGAGGTGTGAGGCGTGCGAACATTACAAATACATATCCGGCGAGTGGATATGCGACAATAAATTTGAGGACTCATATGGATGCGAAACGGCGTGGGATGATGAGTGCGAGGATTGGGAGGGAAACTGGTGAAATGAGCGTAAAGCCGATATTATTTAACACCGAGATGGTGAGGGCGATACTGGACGGGCGAAAGACCGTGACGCGGCGGGCTGTCAAATATAAATATTCCAACACAGAAATGAAAATGAAAACGGATAAATACGGCACGAGGCTTATAGAAATCCAAAAAGATGTTGAAGGCGAAACACATGGAAAAAACCCGGACGGCAGCAGCTGGCAAAAGCTCTTGGCATACATAGAACCTCAGCCACCATACTGACCGGGAGATATTCTCTATGTGCGCGAGACATGGCAACATTTAAAAATTGGCGAAGAAGATTATGGGTATACATACAAAGCATCTGAAGAAGGAATGGAAGGATGGAAATGGAGACCATCAATCCACATGCCGAAGAAAGCCGCCCGGATATGGCTCAAAGTAACGGATGTTAGGGTGGAGAGGTTGCAGGATATTACAGAATATGATACGGAAAGAGACGGATTGAATCTCACCCCGCCATGCTTTCATCAAACAGGTTATGATACTTACTGTGACTTAGACGGGGAATGTACAAGCAAAGTGAAATATTGCAATATGTCAGCCGGAGAATATTGGGGAAAAACGCTGTGGAACCTCTTCATCAAGAAATCCGACCTTGCCCGATACGGCTGGGAGGCAAATCCCTGGGTGTGGGCGATAGAGTTTGAGCGGTGCGAGAAACCGGAGGGAGACGCATGACATACAAAGCAAACCGGGGAATGATGAACCAAGAAAAGAGAGTGTTTGAGGGCGCGGGAGCATATGGCATACCAGCCCTCAAACCTACACAGAACAAATTTGAACCATGTGAGTTTATAGGCTTTAATTTTGCCAAAGGGTGCAAAAATCCCGGCAGTAGGGGGGTACATTTCTTCCTTGACGATTACGCGTTTGAGCGGGTATGGAACAGATGCGATACTTACACAAAACTATTGGCGCAATTCAAGGTCGTGTTATCCCCGGATTTCAGCCTATACTCTGATTTCCCGATTGCCTTGCAAATATACAATCATTTCCGCAAGCAGTGGCTGGCGGCGTACTGGCAGGAACACGGCGTGAATGTGATACCGACAGTGGGATGGAGCACGGAAGAAAGCTATGATTTCTGTTTTGATGGCATTCCAAAAGGCGGAATAGTGGCAGTTTCGGCAACGGGAACGCAGATGCGAAAAGCTGATCAGGATCGGTTTTCAGTAGGTTACAAGGAAATGTTGCGGCGGCTGGAGCCGGAGCTGATTCTGTTCTACGGAAAAGTTCCGGAAGGCTGCGAGGGAAACGTTTTCAGAATTGACGATTTTTCGAGAAAGTTCGATGAGGTGAGAAATGGGCGGTAGAGGTGCGGCAAGCGGGATAGCTCAACGGCGCGACAGCGAAAACGGCGGCGGGAAAAGTGCGCTGGACAAACGCGCGGCGGCGCGGCAGATCACAGTTGACCGTGGAGCCGCTGGAAGTTCGCGGACGCTGGCGGCGAAAGAAAACGAGATTCTGCAAGCCACAGAAAGCCCCACGGGCGAGATCAAATTCAAAAACGCAAAGCCCCGCAAGGTGACAGGCGGGGTGGCGGTGTATGCCGTCAAGAGCGGCGCGGAAAATGGCGTGGTTTTTGGCATAAAGTGGGAGAACGTGAAAGTAGTCACGGGCGCAACCAAGGCGATTGAGAACACACTTGCGGGACAGGGCTTTAAGCGTGTGGGCGATAAGTGGGTAAGACGGTAGGCTGTAGGCAAAGATCCGGGCGGGACGCGCAAGGCGTGAGCGCTGGACAGAATGAGGGCACAGACGGGCAGCAGACGCAAAGAAAGCGCAAGAGGACATAAACAGGCGCAAGCAGCACATAAACGCCGTGTATGGGCGCGTGAACGCGTCGGGAATAGCCCTTGATAGGATTAAGGCAGCAAGAGCCGCCACGAAAATGAGAATAGCCATATCTGTATACCTCCATGCAAAGAGCGCCCACTAATCAAGTAGGCACTCTATAGCAATACTATATTGCTTTTTGAGCTGCTCAAATGCCCGCTCTGTGACGATGTACTGATTTCCGCGGCGGGTGCGCTCTATAAAGCGGATTCCACGCCCTTTAAGCTCTAAATCAGTATCTAAATACCAATGATCGCCGTAGTGGCTGAGCGATGCGCTGATCTGGCAATTCGGGCGGGATTCGTGCATATCCGGATGATAGATGTGCGCGCCAGGTGAGGCGGGTTCCGGCTGCGCTACCTTCGGCGCGGCTTGCTCTGACAGTTTGCGGAGCTTTTGCCGACCGATGCGGCGCAAGCCATACCGCTCTGAGTCGGTGAGGTCTGCACGCTCTACAACCTCAAGATAAAAGCTGCAAGCGTTGGCGTTTTCGGTGATTTCAAAAAAATCTACGAGATTTAAATAGGCGTTGCTGTGGGTTGCGGGGAATTGGATAATCTGACACATGGTATTTACCTCCTAATTTGTGTTTTTATTGGATGCTAACTGTGATTTCCGCGGTTTTGCAATTCGTCCCATACATGTTGTGAAAGTTCGCGCATTGCTTCAGGATACTCTTTAATAAACATTGCAAAAAGAAATGTCAAAAATTCTGATTTTGCTTTTTGCCATTCATCCGGGGTCAAGTCGGGATTTTGGGTTAAAAGGATTTTGAGAAGGCTCTGCGTGAGAGCTTGCCCGGCGGGCGAATTTAATACGGTTTTTTCCGCGTCAACGATTTTGTCAACAAAATCATCGTAGCTATTTGCGATAAACATAAGATCGACCTCCTGTTTTGTGCTTTTTGTTGGATGCTAACCGCGATCCGGGCGGCGGGCGGGGTGCAATCTGTTGTTTAGGGAGATGCACCAGCTCCCGGCGGCGGTACGATTATAAAGGCTTTTCCGCTCTCGAGCCTGTTGCACCTGCTGTACCTCTGAGACGCTAAGAAGATGGTCTTTTTGTCTGGCTCCATACATTGCACCAGTGCAATCTGCCATAAATGGCATTTTCACGGCTTGACGCTCTATAAAAATATAATTTACTTGTCAGGTGTCAGCCGCCGGAGCGGCGAACGCCAGCCGTTATTGCAATCCCGCCGCCCGGTATTGCTCCGGGCTGGCATCCTCTGCGGCGGGTGGTTAATTGTAAAGCATTTCCTGCATGATTTCATGATTTTCTTCGCTTGATCTGACTCTATGCATTTCTGCAAAGTCCCTTTCGGCTGCCGCCTGCGCCTGCTTTTTTGAATAGCCTCTATCTCTCCAAAGATCATACAAATCTTCCAATGTCCATTTCTTCATTTTGGTTGCCTCCTTATTATTTTTTGGAAAAGCACCTCGGGGAGTTGAACCCCGGTACGCCGTTGGTGCTGAATTACTGCTCTACTGCCACCAGTCTATTTGTACCCATTTTGCGAGATCTTATTTTCCCATCTTCGAAACTTTTTAACATTGCTGTAACTGTCTTTCCTGTCTTGCTTGGGATTAAGTCGGTCACTGATGACTTATAACCGTAATTCCAAACAATAACATCGCCAATCTTTAAATCTTTAACCGCTTTTGCGGATTGCTCGCCATAAATTCCTTGCAACTTAATTGTATTTGTCATTTGTATTCCCTCTCTTTCTCGTGCGTGTTGTTTTCTTTTGTTGATATTATAATATCACTTTTAAAAGTGATTATCAATACAAAAATCACTTTTTTAAGAAATATTTTTATTGACATTAAGCGGCGGGCGCGATAATATAAATATATGGAAGGGGGCGCACGGAAATGATTAAATACAAAATCAATGTAGCCGATGCACTGGAGCGCGCTGGATTTAATACATACAAAGCCAAGCAAAGCAAGATTCTGAGCCAAGACACTTTAAAAAAGATAAAGGCGGAAGACACTAGCATCTCTTTACAGAGCCTTAATAATCTGTGTATCGTGCTGGATATGGATTTGAAAGATGTGGTGACCTTTGAGATGACGGAAGAGGATAAGTTGCGGCGCGAAAAAATTTTTAAAAAATAGAAAATAGTACTTTACAAAGTGATATTTGTATGCTATACTTATATTATCAAAAGAGAACAGGAATACAAAAGAAAAAGGAGGAAGAAAAAATGAAATGGACAGTAAAATATGACGGAGAAATCTTGGGTAGCGTATTAACCAACCATGGAATGACAGATGAAGAGATTTGTGAGATGGCAGGCGTGGAGCTGGCAATCACCCGGGAAGATTTTGAAAATATGCCGGAGAATGGCAAGTATGACTTAGAGGAGCTGGAAATCGTCGGCGAGGATTGGTAAATAAAAAGCGGGAGGGTATTCGCCCTCCCTTTTGGGGTGGAATGATGCAAAAAGGACTATCTGAAAAGATCGCCGAGATGCTGAGGGCTGGAATGACACAAGCGGAAATTGCAAGGACGCTTGGATGCTCGCGCCAAAATGTGTGGCGGGTCGCAAAAATGATTGAAAAAAATCCCGATGTGATAAATTGGGGGAATCTGTCAGATCGCTACAAAAAATATATTGGAGCGGACATGTCTGGACTGTCCGAAAGAGAGCGCGGGATTCTGCTGGCAATTATTGACGGCGAGAGCACAGAAACTGTGGGCGATAGATTTGGAATAAAGCACAGGCGAGTATATGACATTCTGTTTACAATCCGCAAAAAGCTAGATGGGGAGTGGGAAGATTACGCAAAAGAGCTAAGCAAATATAAAAAACAATGGTACAAAGAGCATCCAGGATATTCGCACCAAAAAAATCGTGAATATTATTTGGCGCACGGCGAAGAGGTGCGGGAAAGGGTCGCGAGGAACAAACAAAAAAAGAAGGAGCAGGGATAAAAACCTAGCTCTTTTTTTGTTCCACAAAAATATGTACAAATAAAAAATCAATCCATGATAAAATATACCTATAGGACTATAGCGAGGTGGGAGCATGAATCGCATGGGGCAAGTGAAGCGGCTGCAAAGGGCGCTGTCGCAAAAAGGAATTTTATATAAAATCAACACAAATCAATTTTACAGCGCTGAACAGCAGCGGTTTATCACCAGCTACCGGGTGACAGAAAAAAGGATTGTGGAAAAGCCGGACGGGCGAATTGCGGCGAAAGATGTGGAGCTGTTAAAGACGTGTAGCGTGCCGGAGTTGGTGAAGTGGTTTGCGGGCCAATGGGAAAAGTCAAATGAAGAGCGATTTGAATGAAAGACAAAAAGTCTTTGCGGACAACTACATAAAGAACGGCGGGAACGCTGAAAAGGCGGCGAGAGACGCGGGATACTCTCCGAGGTATGCAAGAGGAGACGCGCACAAATTCCTTGCGAACAATGGCATAAAAGCCTATATAGCAGAGCGCCAAGCGAAAATAGACAACGACCGCATCTGCACACTCCAAGAAATCCAAGAATTTAGAACGCGCATAGTCCGCGGCGAAGAAAAGGACGCATTCGGGCTTGACATGTCCGCTGCCGACAGAATGCAAGCCGCAACACATCTTGAAAAGGCGCTTTTAATTAAAGAGAAAGAAGAGGAAAAGCGACAGGCTGCGGAGCTTGCGCGAAAATCAAGAACTTATCATGTAGACCTGGACGATATACCGGACACATTCCACCCGGTGATCAGAGATATTCGCAGCCGGGGACATTTGGAGTATGTATTTAAAGGCGGGCGCGGATCCACGAAATCCTCGACAGTGGCAATGATTATTTTGGAGCTGCTGAAAAATAACCACGATATACATGCAGTAGTCTGTCGAAAAGTTGGGAACACAATCAAGGACAGCGTATACAGCAAAATTAAGTGGGCGATCGGGAAACAGGAGATTGACGAAGAATTTGACGCGAAGAAAAGCCCGCTGGAGATCACACTAAAAGCCACAGGACAAAAGATATACTTCCGTGGCGCAGATGACCCGGACAAGATCAAATCAATCGCGCCAGAGTTTGGATATATCGGAGCTTTGTGGTTTGAGGAGCTGGATCAATTTTC